TTACTTTTTTCACATGTATTTAATTTAATTGTTTTGTTATTATATTGTACAAGTGATTTTAAATTTAGTGGGAAAAGTTTTCTAATTGGTGTTCTCATTTTTATTTATTAGTTGATTTGTAAAATTCTATTCTTTCAAGAACATCTTGTCTAGTTATTTTATTCTCCATTTGTTGTACAATGTAAGAAGTCATATCTATCACTTTACCGTTTCCGCATGTTAATGTTACTACCATCCGCCAAAAGTTATAGTAGGGTTATTAAATGCTAAGTGGAATATAATAGTTATAATTCCTGTTGCTGCTAAAGTTCCCAGCGAGATTAAAAATGCATTAATTGCATAGTGTTGAAATTTTCTTTTCATAATTTTTAATTTAATATTAGTAGACGTGAGTAGAATCGAACTACTGTTAACCATTACGTCTGAAATCTCACCAGTTTGTGTATCATGCTGGTTCGGTGAGTCACCATTTAGAAAATGTTGTTTACTGTACTTCAACAACATCTCTAACACTTACAGGAACATTAGTTGAACTTGTATAAGAGTTATACTTTTGAAAACAATTAAGAGAATTTAATTTATCTTTCATGATTTCATACACTTTATCGTGATTGTAAGTACAAGTTTTACCACTTTTGAATTCAACATTGATTTGAGTGTTTTTACCGATTAGTGATTTGCGAATAACAAATCTTTTTGAGTTAATTGTGTTTGACATAATTTTAATTTTAATTTAAGTTATTATTTATTTATTTATTTAGTTGATTATTAATTAGTTAATCATTTATTATATTATCAAAGTATGATGATATTATGTTTGTAATGAGTGTATATTTGTTTATTAGTTAATAGTGTCAAGATGTCATTGCACTAAGTGACACTATGTCATATAGTTATATTATTTATATAGTTTATATTTTAAATAATGTTTGTTTAGTAATTTAGTTAGATTATTAGTATTAATTGAGTGAGTGAATATTAATTTGTTATTTAATATTATAAAGTTATAATGTAAGTTATTAATAATGAGTGATGTTATTAATTTAGTTTGATATTTGTTAGTTATTAATTGCATTGTTATTATTTATTATATTATCATAGTGTTATAATATTAAGTTTGTAAAGCGACAGCTCTCGGGGATAAACGTAAAACATTATAGGCTATACGGAGGAAAAAGGTAAAACATTTTGAACTATTATAAAAAACGAGTGGGGGCCTGGGGAAATGAAACGTGTTTTGGCTACAAATATAATATGGTGAAATAGGGGAGCAACACAACCTTTCTCTATAAGCAGCTAGGTATGACATTAGGTAGTTATATTATATAAGTAGTACCCTGTTGTCAGCCCCTTATAATATATAAGATCCTATTCTATGTAAATTTCTATAAATACGTGTAAGTATACTAATGTACACTTCACTTAAAAAACAATACTATGAACGGAGCATATACACCAGGGTTAATGAAAAAAATGCAACACGCCCTACCAAAAAGATATTGCAATAATCCTGCTAAGCAAATGGGTGCAGCAACTCACGCGATAGGACACAATCGTACTGACAACGTACTAATGCAAAATGGTGAAGCAACTAAAGCAGACTCATCGTTTGTAAAACAAAATCATCCAAAATTTGTTGGAGATTATTTATCAAGAACTTGGAAAGAGATGGACGAGCGTCCAGAAAACTTACCTAAGCCAACAAAGGAAATGGATTCAGATCACATACAAGCTAATAAGGTACGGTCAATACAAGCTATTAATTTAGCAAATAATAAAAATATTGATGTTGATAATTGGAAGAAACAAATAAACCAAAATCAATCTGCTCCAATGCCAGCAAATTTTGGTGGTGGAATGATAGAGCAATAAAAATAAATAATAAAACATGGCAATAATATACTCATACCCTACCTCTACAGTAAAAGGTACCGATCGAATAATTGCATCGGACATGACTGTAACAGGTAATCCAACAATAAACATAAATGTCAATGGTATTGCTGATTACATAATAGCTTTACTAGGATTTGGTAGTGGTACTCCCGGTACTATGCCAGTGTGGGTTACTAGTCAACAACTAGGAGACTCATATGTAAGACAAGTAGCAACACCAACTCCATTAACAATACACACAGAGAGTGCTGAGTTCGTTGCTGGTAAAACATTAACTGTAGATAGCTCGTTTATTGTAAACGGAGCAGAAGTACATAACAACTTAGAATCCCACAACGGACAAGTTACATTTAACAACCAAGTTGATCTTGGTGATTTAACTACAATTAATATAAATAGCGTTAATGCTTATTCTAAATTAAGACTTTATGGAGAATTAATTGATTCTGGCGGACTTGGATCTCCAGGTGGTTTAGGTCAAATACTATCCTCTACCGTTACAGGTGTTGAATGGATAGATGGTTTACCTTCTGGTATAGAATACAGAGGAACTTGGGACGCAAATGCTAATACATCTGTTGATGGAGCTTTAGCATCAGGAGTTGGAACACAAGGATACTATTATATAGTAGATGTACCAGGAACAACTAACTTAGATGGATTTAATTCATGGCAAGTAGGTGATTGGTGTATATTTTCTAGCGCTAACACTTGGCAAGAAATAGATAACTCAGGTATATTCTCAGGTGCTGGTACTCCAAATACAATGACTAAATGGACAGGACCTAGCGCATTAGGTGATTCTCAAACAACTGATGATGGTACTAATATAAATATGACTGCAGTAGGCAATCTAACTATAAATGGTACTTCTCTTGATATAAACGCTGGTGGTGGTGGAATAAGAAGTTTAGCTCCACATACATTTACTAGCATCGTAAATTTACAAAGTCAAACAACTATTACTGGAGCAGTGACCGATGCTTTTGTTAGTACAGGTGCAGCTGGTCAAGTACTATCTTCAACTGGTGCAGGACAAGTACAATGGATAAACGGTTCAGCAATAGCTGGAGGTTTAAGTGGTAGTGGTACTTTAAATAAAGTTGCTAAATGGACACCAACTGGTATAGCATTAGGAGATAGTTCAATAACAGACGATGCAAATACAGTTACAATTTCTCCAGCTGTAGAAACCAATATAACATCTAACGCTAATTTAACTGGAGTTAGTAATGTAATGGGAACAGCAGGTGGTACTAATAGATTCGATAGTGTAAGTGATTTCCAAGATGATGTCAAACTTTCTAGCTCTTTAGTAGATAGCTTTGGATCTTCAGGTACTAGTGGTCAAGTGTTATCAAGCAACGGTGCTCAAACATTATGGGTTAGTCCTTTGGCTGGAACAGATGGATCACAGCAAATAACAGTTACAGTAGATCCAGCTGAAATGTCAACATTATCAACCGTACCTAAAGTTTGTATACCAGCTAAAGGCGTAGGAACAGTTATAGAAATATTAAGTGTAGCCTATAAATATGATTACGCAACAGTTGTATATGATTATACAGGTGACTTAATAGTATGTCCAGCAGGTTTTGTGGGTAATACAGATACTTATCAATCAGTATTTAAACAAGGATTTGTAAATGGTGTTGGAGACGTTTACCAAGGAAACGAAAGTGGTGCAGGTGTATATTCAGGTCACTTAATACAAGACAATGTAGCTATGGTATTTACTACGCCTGGAATAAATCCAACACAGGGTGATGGAACTATGAGATTAAACTTAAGATATAGAGTACTAGATATTTCATCTTGGTTACCTATAATATAAACAAACAACAACTAAAAAACTAAACATGAACAAGTACGGAGAAATAACCACTACAGGTGGATCAGGACTGATTTCGTTAAACAATGTAATTCTCGCTAGATTATTTGGAGGAAATTTTATACTAATTAATTATGCGAATGGCTCATTATGCAGTATTCAAGCAACAACAGCATTTACTCAAGCAGATGCAGAAGTTATATTCGATGTTATAAAGAATGCTCAGGAACAAAAATGGGATACGGTAAAGTATACAGTACCTACATTAAGCGACAGCGTAGCATCAATATCATTCACATTTTAAAACTAAGAAACTATGAACAAATTTTTAAAAATCGGAGACTACTTATATGGAGGTAGCGTAGTATATGTTGGCTTAAGCGGAGGATTATTAACTCTTAATTATGATGACATTAAATGTGTTATTACAGGAGCAGGAAGTTTTGTAGCAGCAGATAAAGTTGCTATTGAAAATGCACTTGTAAACGTTTGGGCACAAGGTTATACTGAATCAACAATTGATGTAACTTTAAGCCAAACAATAACAAACCCATTCTCATAAAGTAAAATTACACTTTAACAAGTGACTATATAAATATACAATAAACAAACAACAATTATGGCAACAACATTTATTAACTTAATAGTTTCAGATGGTGGTGATGCTGGTGAAGAAGGATTAATATCACAGCCTTTTATGAATGGTGATAACTTAATTAACACTGATATCATTACATTTGTTAAACCAGTAACAACCGGTGGAAACGCACCAAATTATATTGAAATCTATACAAACATTCCTGCAAACACTCTAGAGGTGCAAGCTGGTCAAGGAACAACTGAGCAAGTACTTAAAGAAAGAGTATACAAACTAACCGTGTCAAAAGCTCAATTTGGTGATCCTTCAGGAGCTGTTAATAAACCTTCAGCAGAATGGATGGAGAAAGCTAAAAAAGCTATATCAGCAGCACTAAGTAATATATATTTTCCAGACTCAGGGCGAACAACTGTATCGCTACCAAGAGATGGAGGAAAACAAGTATATTTTAGAAGTATTAGATTACAATACCCAACAGCTAGTACTAACATCGCGTTTTCTGCACCAGCTGAAGAAGCTGCACCAGGAGGTCCTCCAGGAGGAGGTGGTGCTAATGAATTTGAAGGAGAATTTATTCCACCAGGCGAAGACTTTTCATAACATACCCGGCTCGGGGAGAGCATCAACCAATTACTAATTTTAAAACCAAAACCAATGACGTTTTATTACACGACTAATTCGTGGAGTAGTCAACCACAAGTATCCAAAGAAACCGTTAACCTTTGGAAACACGTTTCAGACAAAGGCAAATGGAGAATTGTTCAATTACCTAATGGATTTTATCAAACAGAATATCAAGATCTTAATAATGATACTTGGCATGATGTTACAAGAAGAGAAACATTAGAAGGAGCTGAACAAGCAATAGATGCTTCAATTGAACATTATTCTAAGAAATTAGAATTTGCAAACGGACCAAAGGTGGTTAAAACCTTTGAATAATATCTAAACCACAATATAATATAATTTAATCAAATGACAGAAAAACTTGTTAAAAATCTTAACTTTGGGAATAAAGCTCAGGATAAGATATTAAATGGAATAGATAAACTCACAAAAGCTGTTAGCTCCACACTTGGGGCTAATGGTAAGTGTGTTATCTTAGAAGACAATTTAGGTAAACCTACTATAACAAAAGATGGTATTACAGTAGCAGAAAGCGTTACACTATTAGATCCAGTTGAAAATATGGGTGCTATGCTTATAAAAGAAGCAGCACGTAAAACCGTAAAAGAAGCTGGTGATGGTACAACAACCGCAACAGTACTAGCGCATGCAATTTTACATTTAGCTAAAGAGCATAATATTAACAATGTAAGATTTTTGAAAGAAGGTATTGATTCAGCTGTAACCAAAACAATAAAATACTTAGATGACATAAGTATACCTGTTGTAGATGATATGGTAGAACAAGTAGCGACTATCTCAGCTAACAATGATAAAGAGTTAGGTGATAAAATTTCTAAAGCTTTTTTAGCAGTAGGTAAAACAGGTGTAGTTGCTATGGAAGAATCTGATACTGCAGAGACATATGTTGAAATTGTAGATGGTATACAGTATGATAGAGGATTAAAAAACATGAGTTTTGTTACTGATCAAGCAAGTAAGAAAGCAGAGCTTAATAAACCTTTAGTATTAATTGTAGAATCTAAAATAGAAAACATACGTAAAATACAATCAGTACTAGAACATGTCATAAAAACTAGTAGAGCCTTATTAATAATTGGTGATGCTGACACTAAAGTTTTAGCGGCGTTAGCAATGAATAAAATAAAAGGCAATATAAAAATAAATATAATTGATGCTCCTAATTTTGGAGTTACTAAAAAACAAGTATTAAATGATATTGCTATGATGACTGGAGCAACAGTTATTAATGAGCATTTAGGTGATGATTTAGATTTAATCCAACCTGAACATTTAGGAGAATGTGTTAAATCAGTAACTACAGAATATGAAACCATTATACAGGTCGCAGGTGTTTCCCCACAAGTAGAAGATGTTATTGAACAAGTTAAGAAAGATATACTAAAAGAAACTAAACCCGGTCCAATAACAAGACTTGAAAAAAGATTAGCGTTATTATCAGCTAAAATAGCTAATGTAAAAGTAGGCGCTAATTCTGATGTAGAATTAAAAGAAAAGAAAGATAGAGTTGAAGATGCTGTGTGTGCTACAAAAGCCGCGATAAAAGAAGGTATAGTTCCCGGAGGAGGTATAGCCTTACTTAATGCTGCGTTAAAAATAAAAGCTGCTAACAAAGCAGAAGAAGTTTTATTTGACGCGATTAAATCTCCATTCAATGTTATTCTAAGGAATGCTGGTATTGAACCTAATACCGACTTAAAAGAAGGAGATGGTATAAACGTGGTTACAGGAAATATGGTAAATATGATTGATAGTGGTATAATTGATCCACTGTTAGTTACAAAAAGCGCTTTAAAAAACGCGGCTTCTGTAGCTACCACTATTTTATCAACTGATTGTGTAATTAATAACATTAGAATACATGAAGGCGATAGGAGATAACTTAATTATAACACCAATGGAACAAGGTGTTGAAGAGACAAAAGGTGGTTTGTTATTAACCCACGGGCAAAGAGAAGATATAAGATTTGAAAAAGCCCAAGTGTTAACTTTTGGCGAAGATGTAAAAGGTATAAAAGAAAATGATGAAATATACTTTGATAGAAGAGCAGGCCACAAAATTGAAATAAATAAAGATACATATCACGTTATCAAATCAAGAGACGTGGTCGTTGTTTTATGAAAAAGCTAGAAGCAAGTGATCTTAAAAATTTACACTTGCTAAAACATTACCGTATAATACGCAAATGGGCTTGTAAAAACAACGGCTTAAATGATGCTGAATTAGAACTACTTATATATCTAGATTGTATAGATATGTTTACTATTAATGATTTTAAAATAGGTACATATTCTTATAGTTGGGATAATAGAAGATGGAATAAACTAATTCAAAATGATTGGATTAAAGTGTGGAGACATAGAAATAGAACCACGCAAAAATACAATATATATAAAGTTTCTTTTAAAGGTAAACAACTAATAAGTAGAATTTATAGAATAATGCTAGGTGAAGATGATATACCGACTAGTGAAAGAAGAAACACTATAATGAAAGGTGGTACGTATATGAATAAGGTTTTACAAACCTCAATAAATCACGTTAATAAAGACAAAGCAAGATGGCAAGACAAAACACATCTCCCTTAAAGCGAAATGGCTTCGGCTATGATAGCTATGAAGATAATACAGAAAGCGGTAACAATATAACACAACCTGTTGAATACAAAGCATTCAAAGGTGATTTCAGTACTGACGTTTCTTTGGATGAAGCTAGAGAGAGAAAAAGAACATCAACTGGTTTAACTGGATTAGAAAAAAAATTAGCTAAAACAAAACCAGGAAGCCCTGAACATATTAGATTATCAGCTAAGCTTGACAAAAAGAATTTTAAGCGTGAAAAAAAATCTATTAAAAAGAACATAAGAAAGTACGGTAAAGACGCTGATTTTAGTAATATATCTACTCAGTTCATGGAAAACCTAGACAAAGGTGGAAGTGTTGGGGATACTGCTAGAAGAACAGAAAAACAAGTTAATAGATTTTTAGATAGAGATCAAAACTTAAGATCAATATTTACTGATAAAGTAGATAGAAGAGATGTTTATAATAAAGGTATTAAAGATAGAGATACTAAAATTAAAGCAGCTGCAGATGCAGAAGCAAAAAAACAAGAGGAGATAGATAATAGAATAGCCAACGATAATGTGTCTGGTAATTTTTTTAATTTTGGTTCCAAATTCGATAGTTCTACATTTGATAGAAGATGGAACACTGATTCTTCTGGTAGACCTTTATGGAGTATTGCAGGTTCTAATACAAACCCAAACAAACTTATGGGTGATTTTTCTATTTACGATTCTTTAAATGCTAACTTTGACAAAACTCCAAAGGAAGAATCTGGAGGAATGTTTCAAAAAGGAAAACCAGTGTATAACAAAAGACCTTTTATATCTCATACTGAATCTGTAACAGCAGGTAAATCTATAGGTAGTTTAATGAAAAAATTTAAATAATGCCTTATCAAAATTGGTATTCAGCAGCAACAAACGCAGCGGTAGATATGAACATGCCTCCAGCGTTAGTCCCGGCGTTAAATAGTGCTATGGCTCCAACTAGGCAACCTATGACACCTATTAATGCTAATGTTCCATCTACAGACACTACAACAGAAGATGCTTTAAACACAGGTAATTCAAGAGATACATCTCTGTATGCTAGAAGCAATTTAAGAACAGCTGGTAGATTTGACAAAGAAACAGCAATGATTAATCCTCAAGAAACTCAAAGAATGATGTTTGGAGATCAAGCCTTTCGCAACACAAGAAGAATAACTGAAGAAAGAGATATGAGTAAAGATTACAATTTTGTAGATAGAAGACCAACGATGACGCAAGGTGAAATGGCTGCGACAGCTGGCCCAATGGAAAATTACTCTAATCCTTTTGAAGGATATGAAAATACTTCAAATCCATTTTCAGATCAGTACTCTTCATTATGGAGTTAAAAAATTATTAATACATATAACTAAATAAATTATGGCAACAAATAAAACACAATCAGGACAACAGTACATCTGGGAAGGACCATTAGATCCTTCTGGCATGCCTATGGGAATGGGTGACAGTAGAGGTATAACTGGAATGAAGTTAAAATTAGGAGCTACTCCTTATACTCCAGGTCCAATAACACAAATAGCAAAATAAATTGGCAATACCAAATTTTACTCAAAATCAAGCTAGCTTCGCTATTAATGTAATTCCTAGCGATACAGTTAACATACCTCAACCTTACTTAAAAGCATCTGGTGCAAACACTGCTTTTCTAGGTACTACTTTAATAGACGGTAGTGCTAACTTTGAAGGAGTTGGTACAACTATACCAGCCGTGCAACAAGGAGATGTTGTGTATAACAACACCACTGGAAACTCAGCTACTGTAGTAAGTGTAGACAGCAATATTCAATTAGGTTTAAGTGCTACAATATTTACCGCTACTCCAGAAAACTATACTGTATTTCAAGGTAATCCAAACGGTAATTCTTTCTTATTATACGTAGGAACAGGAGGAGATATAAGTATTCAAACTTCTGCAGCGCAACCAGTAATATTAAAAAACGTAGGTGATGCGTCTTTTATTCCTATTAATGTAGGAAGAGTAAATGCATCTGGTACTACAGCAACCGATATAATAGCTCTACTCTAATGGCACCGTCAATTTTAGGAAACGCTAACGCAAACTTAGCTATACCTGTAAATAATGCTTTTCTTCCGCCACCAATAACCAACTTTATAATATTAGAGAATGGTGTTGATTTAATGGAAACTGAAACAGGTGGTGATATAATGATTAGAGAATAAATAAAAAATAACAAATGGCAAATATAAAATTTTCAGCTTTTACAATTGAAACTAATCCCGCATTAGTAGAATATGTTGTAGGTTATCAGGGAGGAGTAAATGTAAAAATTGCTCCAGCTGATCTAGCCACAGCTGGTGGAACAGGATTAACTGAATATATACCTCGTTGGACAAATGGACCAGGTGGTATATTAGGTGATTCAATAATGATACAACAAGCAGCTGCTGGAGTTTTCTCTAGTGACTACATAGAGGTTTCTGGGCTTGGTGGTTTATCTACACAAAACTTAGAAATAAATAATGATCTTTATGATGGAACTGCTAATCCTGGTAACGCTGGAGATATACTAAGTAGCTTAGGCGTAGGATTTGGTTTAGAGTGGGTTACTCCAGGAACTGGTATAAACCTAGTTACAGATATTTCAACCGCAGTTGGTGTATCTACAGGAGATCCTATAAACACTTTAACAAACGCTACAGGTTCGGTTACTATAACCCTGAATGAATATGCTGGAGCAGCAAATGAAGGTTTTGTACCAAGCGGTGGTACTTTAAATAATTATTTAGATGGAACTGGTGCATGGTCTATTCCAGTCGGTACAATACCTTGGCCTTATCAATATGATTTAGCAACAGAAACTTTGCTACAAGGAGAAAACCCTGCGGTAACAGTTGGTGCTAATAATACTAGCTTAGGTGTAGGCGCGGGAACAAACCAGACAGCTTTAGCGACTAATAATACTTTAATAGGTAAAGGCGCTGGATCAAGTGTTACTGATGGATTTGCTTTGACCTTAGTAGGGGTTGACGCTGGAAGCAGCTTTACAACTGGTGGCGCTCACACTGCTGTCGGCTTTGAAGCTTTAAAAAATGAAAACAATGAATTAGGTAATAGTACAGCTATAGGTTATAAAGCTTTACAAAATCAAAACGGACCTGGTATAACAATATTTAACACAGCTGTTGGTGGCTCAGCCGGTACGGCTGTAACTACTGGTGCTAGTAACACTTTTCTTGGATATAATGCTGGTTTTCCATTAACAACAGGTAACAGCAATATTGCCATAGGAGGTAACTCTCGTTTTCTTAATAACAATGATAACGACGCTGTAGTTATAGGTAAAGATGCTGTTGGGCATGGTTCAAATATAGTTGTTATAGGTAATGATAATACTACAGCTTGGCATCCTCATTATGATAAGGGTGTAGATTTAGGTTCTTCTGTTTATTCTTTTAAAGACTCATATATTGAAGGTATCTATTATGATACAGCTGGTAACGCGGGTAATGCTGGAGAAGTTTTAAGTTCTACAGCCACAGGAACTTCTTGGATTCCTACAGGAAGTGTAACAAGCGTTGCATTAACAATGCCAGCTGCGTTTTCGGTTGCAGGTTCTCCAATAACAAGTAGTGGAACATTTGCAGTAACTGGATCTGGCGCAGCAACAGAATATATAGATGGCACAGGAGCATTACAAACAAGATTTACTGGTACTACAGCTCAATACTATCGTGGCGATGGTACGTTAGCTACGTTTACACAAGCTTGGAATCCTCCAGCTATAATACTAAGTAACTGCTTAACGTTTTGGAATAATAGTGGACAATTAGATAGTAGTAATGATTTAACACTTACTTTAAATGGTAGTACAGATTCTCAGCCAACAATTGGTATAGGTTTATTTGGAGTGGCTAATAGTAAAGGCTCTATTGAAATAGATAGTTTCTTAGATTACAATAGTGGAGCTGCATTTGATTATTTCTTGTATACTTCAACTGGTGGTCCTTTCTTAAACTTTAGTGGAGTTGGAGCTTTTCCAATTAGTGTACATGCTTCTGGTAGATTTATGGGATCAGGTATACATATATTCTCTGATGAAAGAATTAAAAAAGATATATCAATTAGTAATTCTAAAGAAGATTTAGAAACTATATCAAAAATTGAAATATCTAATTATAAATATATAGATCCAGCAAAAGGTACTGGTGATCATAAAAAAGTAATTGCTCAACAAGTACAAGAGCATTATCCTTTAGCTGTTAACGAAGGTAAAGAAATAGTACCTGATGTATTTAAACAAGCTGTAATTACTGATGGAGTTATTGACTTATCGGTTGATTGTAAAGTAGGAGATAAATTAAAACTTATTTATCCTGGAAATGAAAAAGAAATTGTTGAAGTACTTCAAGTAAATGAAAACAGTATAAAGGTTGATTCAAGTAAAGCTGGTTCAGTTGTAGTATATGGTAAAGAAGTTGATGATTACAAAACTGTAGACTACGATGCTTTATCTATGCTTAACATATCAGCTACACAAGAGTTATACAAAATTATAAAAGAACTTAAACAAGAAATAGAGTTATTAAAAAATAATTAACAATTAAAAACAACAATTATGTCAGACAGACAGTACACAGGTAATCACCCTAGATGGGGTATGATTCGTGAAAGAGAATTAATTCATGATGCTAAAAGAAAAATCCACGAAATGGATAAATCTTTACACAAATATGATGATGCAGCTGCTCACCAAGAAGGTAAAATGGTAGACACTCCAGATGTTGATCAAATTAAAAGCGCTAAAGCTAAAAGAGAGATTGGTGGAGACGTACCACAAGATAGAGGTAAAACTTACTAGTTATAGTAAATGGCTTTTAAAATAAAACCACCTTACGAAATAGATACAACACCAGTATATAGAAGAGAAATGGAAGACCCTACAGTTCACGGGGTTACGCTAAATACTGGTTGTATTATATTAAATGACAAACTTCCTATAGAAAAGGAAGAAAATACTATTAGTCATGAAAAAGTACATACTGATCAAATAATGAGAGGTGACTTATGTTATGATGATAATTATGTTTGGTGGAAAGGAAAAAGATATTCTCGTTCTAAAATAAAAGAAGGAGCAAAGAATTTACCATGGGAAAAAGAAGCTTATGCCAAAGAAAAAAAGGTTTAGTGAAACAAAAGTAGGACAGTTCTTAGCCGGAGCTGCGCCTAGTATATTAGGTACGGTAGGTGATGTATTACCAGATAATGGAGTTTTTGGGGTTGTTAAAAACCTTATCTCTAAAGAAGAATCCTTACCGCCAGAAGACAAAGAAAAAGCTATGAAGCTTTTAGAAATGGATATTGTTGAAATGCAAGAGGTATCAAAACGTTGGCAGAGTGATATGAAGTCAGATTCATGGCTTTCTAAGAACACAAGGCCAATGACTCTTATATTTTTAACAGTAGCTTTAGTATTATTTATATTACTAGATGGGTTTGATATCAGTTTTGGTATTGATATGGGGTGGATAGATTTACTTAAATCCCTATTAATAACTGTATATGTAGCCTATTTTGGGTCGCGAGGAGCGGAAAAATTCAAAAGTATAGGTAATAATAAATAGTAAACTATTATTAAAATTAAATAAAATTAAATTATGAGTGAAGAAATTAAAAAAATTACAGAAGAAGAGTTAACAAAAATTCAAGAAGGTCAATCTAACATGTCAGCATTAATTAGTCAAGTTGGTGCATTAGAAGCTCAAAAGCAAGATGTTTTAAATAAAATTCCTGCAGTTAAAAATACAATGGAAGAACTTAAAAAACAACTAGAAGAAGCATACGGGCCAATCAACATTAATGTTACAGATGGAACCTACACTGATATTCCAGTAGAAAACTTAAAAAAAGTTGACTAATGGATTCAAATATAAGAAAAATCAGTATTGGCGCTGACTACAAAAACGATGCTATGCATTATTCTTTGGGTCAACAGGTTTATGGTGGTCATGAAATCTCTTGTATATTGTTAGATAATACTGATAGTTCTTATAATATTTTTATTAAAAAGAATGATGAGGTATTGCCGTGGAAGAAGTTTAATTCTAACATGGCTATATCCGTTGAGTATGATTTAGAATATTAATGAGAAGTATTGAAAATTTTATTATTACACCTCTTACTGAAAGATATGAAAATGAAGTAAGGGTTGATGATAAGAAACTAATAGTAAACGCTTCAATAGAAGAGTTTGAGTTTATAAGCAGATTTGCAAAGATTGTTGCAGTGCCAACAGCCTACCAAACTAATATAAACGTTGGAGATATAGTAGTTGTACATCACAATATTTTTAGAAGATGGTATGACCAAACAGGTGCAGAAAGAAACTCTGCATCATACTTTAATGAAGAGCTATATTTTGCAGCACCAGATCAAATTTATCTATTTAATCAAAACGATGAATGGAAAACATTTGGTGAGTATTGTTTTATAAAACCACTAAAAGACAGAGATCTTACTGGTGTTATAAAATTTAATAACAATCAATTAAAAGAAAAAGGTTTAAAACAAGGAGATATCATAGGATATCCACCGGGTAGAGAATGGAGTTTTTTGATTGATGAAGAATTATTATATTGTATGAAATCTAAAAATATCTCTGTTAAGTATGAAAACCAAGGAAACGAAATTGAATATAATCCACGCTGGGCAAAAGGCGGTGGAAGAATTGATAAAGGTTGCTAAGGAACCTATTGTAGATTCTAATGACGATATATCTGCAGATAGATTAAAGAACGCTGCTGCTACAAAAAAACTAGCTATATTCGATGCGTTTGAAATACTTAACCGTATACAAGAAGAAAAAGATATGTTAGAAGCTAAACCAAAAGAAGTTAAAGAAAAAACTTTTAAAGGGTTTGCAGAAAGGAGATCTAAATAATGTATCAACAAACTTTATACAAAGTAGTAGATGATCATATAAATCCTAAAGTAATTAAAAGATTAAATAAATCTAAAAAATGGGAATATGGTTACAATAAAGAATATGATGTAATTGTAATCAGTAAGGATGGTACTATAGGAGAGATATACGAAATACAGAACTTAAAAATAGCTTTACCTAAAGCAAAAGATGTTCAAAAGCTTGAAGGTGATAAATGGAAAAAAGTTGAATACCCTCAACAGTTGAGTAAAATAAAAACTGTATTTGATTTTAAACAGTATCCAGAAGATTTTAAAGAACAGTGGTACGATTATATTGACAACGAGTTTAATCGTAGAGATTCAGGTTTTTGGTTTTATAACAATGGAAAACCTACATATTTAACAGGAACTCATTACATGTATCTACAATGGTCTAAAATAGATGTTGGTGCTCCAGATTTTAGAGAATCAAATAGATTATTCTTTTTATTTTGGGAAGCATGTAAGGCTGATTATAGATGTTTTGGAATGTGCTATCTTAAGAATAGACGTTCTGGATTTTCTTTCATGGCATCAGGTGAGGTTGTAAATTTAGCCACTATATCTAGTGATTCACGTTACGGAATATTATCCAAATCTGGACCTGACGCGAAAAGTATGTTTACAGACAAGGTTGTACCAATATCAGTTAATTATCCTTTCTTTTTTAAACCTACTCAAGATGGTATGGACCGTCCTAAAACAGAACTGGCTTATCGTGTACCTGCTAGTAAATTTACAAGACGTAAAATTGCTGCTGGTCCTGACGAATCCTTAGATGATTTAAAAGGATTAGACACTACAATAGATTGGAAAAATACTGGAGACAATAGTTATGATGGTGAAAAATTAAAACTATTAGTACATGATGAATCTGGTAAGTGGGAAAGACCAAACAATATTTTAAACAACTGGAGAGTTACAAAAACAACATTAAGATTAGGTAGTAAAGTAGTAGGAAAATGTATGATGGGATCAACATCTAACTCTTTAGATAAAGGCGGGGATAACTTTAAAAAATTATACTATGATTCAGATGTTACCAAAAGAAACGCCAATGGACAGACTCGCTCAGGATTATATAATTTGTTCATACCTATGGAATGGAACTACGAGGGATACATTGATTCTTATGGCTTACCTGTCTTCGACACTCCAAGAGAAAAAACATTTGGTCCCGATGGTTACGAGATAACACTAGGTGTTATTAATTATTGGCAAAATGAAGTTGATGGTTTAAAAGGTGATCAAGATGCTTTAAATGAATATTATAGACAATTTCCACGTACGGAAAAACATGCATTTAGAGATGAAACCAAAGCATCGTTATTTAATCTTACTAAATTATATCAACAGATAGATTATAATGAAGAGGTATTAGTTATGAGCCCTTTAATTACTAAGGGTAATTTTCAATGGGAAAACGGTATAAAAGATACACAGGTTTTATTCATGCCTAATAAAGATGGAAGATTTAATATTTCTTGGGTTCCTAATAGAGAACAACAAAACAAAGTTATATTAAAAAATAATACAAAATATCCTGGTAATGAACATATGGGCGCATTTGGTTGTGATAGTTATGACATATCAGGAACAGTAGATAATAGAGGTTCAAAAGGTGCTTTACATGGTTTAAGTAAATTTAGCATGGAAGATTCACCTACTAATCATTTCTTTTTAGAATATATTGCTAGACCTCAAACAGCGGATATATTTTTTGAAGATGTATTAATGGCGTTAGTTTTTTACGGAATGCCTTTACTCGCAGAAAATAATAAACCAAGGTTACTTTACTATTTAAAACGTAGAGGTTACAGAGGTTATTCTATGAACAGACCTGATAAGGTTTGGAATAAATTATCTACAACAGAAAAAGAAGTTGGTGGTATACCAAACTCTAGTGAAGATATAAAACAAGCTCATGCGGCAGCGATTGAAATGTATATTGAAAATTATGTAGGATACAATAATGAAAGTTATGGTGACATGTATTTTCAAAGGACGTTAGAAGACTGGGCTAAATTTAATATAAATAACAGAACTAAATTTGATGCTGCTATTAGCTCTGGATTAGCTATAATGGCTTGTAATAAAAATAAGTATAAACCCGTTGCGGACTTTAAAAGGGAAGTTGTCCCTTTAGGTTTTAAAAGATACAAAAACGAGGGTTATAACTCAAAAATCATACAATAAATGAATGGTGTAGACACTAATTATCTAAGTGGCTTTCCTAGTCAGGTAGTACCTTTCGAAGAAAAGAACACATATGAATACGGCCTCAAAGTAGCTAGAGCAATTGAAAACGAATGGTTCAGTAATAATAGATATGGTAATGGCGGCGCTAGCGGTTATGGATTATTTAAAACTAATTATTCTGAATATCACAATAGAAGACTATACGCTAGGGGAGAACAATCAATACAAAAATATAAAGATGAATTAGCTATTAATGGTGATTTATCTTATTTAAACTTAGACTGGAAACCAGTTCCTATTTTATCTAAATTTGTAGATATAGTAGTCAACGGTTTATCTGATAGAGATTACGATATTAAAGCTTATTCTCAAGATCCTGATTCAGTCAAAAAAAGAACTGATTACGCAACAGCATTAATGCGTGATATATCTGCTAGAGATTATTTAAGAGAAGCTAAGGATACCTTAGGTTTAGATTTATATTCTACACAAAATAAAGAAAATCTACCTGAAAATAAAGAAGAGTTATCTTTACATATGCAATTAGATTACAAGCAAAGTATAGAGATAGCAGAAGAAGAAGTAATATCAAATGTATTAGCTCAAAACAAGTTTAAAGAAACCAAAACTAGAATTATACAAGATTTGGTAATACTAGGTATTGGAGCTGTTAAAACTAATTTCAATACTGCTAATGGAGTTACTGTTGATTAT